AAGACATAACAACAAATTCTTTTGCTGTTCTTTCGGGGTCCGCTTCGGGGTCAATTCTTCTTTGAACCGATCCGAAGGTTGCTTCAGAGAGAATCATGCTTTCTTCTCTTAAAACCTCATTAATCATTTGTTTTAGGGTTTCTTTTGTTAATTTCATTTTATTTTATCTCCTTAATAGCAGCAACAACTTTGGAATATACCATTGGATGCTTTTTTCTAAATATTTCGATGATCTTTGGTGATCTTTTACGAATCACATCTTTCATTGAGGCGATGACACCATCATCATATCCCTCATAAACTAACTCGTTTAATTTGTTATAAAGATTATCGGCAAAAACATAAAAATCTCTAGAATCCTTGTCGTTGCCAGTTCTCAACAATTCTTTCATTTTGTCAGATAATTCTCTTAAACCCATCATAAACTTCATTTGTAGATCGAATTCATCTGGTTCTGATTCAAGGTCCTCGGTGCGATCAATAATAAACCGCATAATAGGATCGCCGGCTGAACCAAAGGTCCTTTCATCGCCCGTGATTTCAGGTGTATAACCTAGCTCTTTAGCCATATTGATGTTTTGAACATCACCAGATTGTGCTAAGTTTTTTAAACCTGCATAGCCGGGCTCTGAAGGACTTTGAGTCATCCATTGATCAGGATCAACAGCATATTGTTTGACAGCTTCTCGAATCATTTTCTCAAGCAATTGCTTTGTTAGTTTCACGTAATTCTCCCAAAAACATAATTCTCTAACACTAAATAGTATGTTTCGCCCTCAATTTTCAATTCTTGAAGCATTCTTCTTTCAGTTACAATCCGATCGATGGCCTCGCCATAGAACTTTGAGTCCTTGGCGATGGCCACCACCTCGCACACTACATGGAGTGATTGAGGTGGCTTGAAGTCGTCGGGCATTAATAACTGAACTCTGTCGTAATTTGATTCTTGTGATTCCTCAACGGGAACAACCAATAGATGACGGTTTTCTGGTATTAATGACATTATTCCTCCTATACTTCGCAAGTGTCATTTGAACAAAACTTGGTTCCTACTCCGCCTTCATCGTTTTCAATTCGTTGGATTGGAATAACATTTTTTATCATGTCCTCGTATTGTTCTTTGGTGATTGGCTCGTATGGAGCCTGCTCGTATCCGGTTTCCTCATAGCGAAGGAAAGACACGGCTTTGAGACGAGTCTCGTACATTTCCAAAGCATCTTTGATTTGTGATGCTTCCTCGGGCTTAAAAGTAACGGTGATTGATACTGAATTATCGGCCCAATAGTGCTGATATTGAGCGGCAATCTCCAACTGCTCCCACATACTTACATCTCGCTTTCCTTTGAAAAAGTGTGGCTCTTTTACAGGAAATTCAACACAAAGAGTGTTTGGCGAGTACTTGTCCTCTTCAATTCTATAACCTGCTTCGCGAAGCGGTTGAATTAACTTTGAGTCTTTTGCGAAGCGAATTCGACGGATATAATACTCGTCTTCTGGGAAGTGAATACCGGGAGTTGAGCCGTTAAGCAAAGACACGGTGCCTGATGGTTTGATTGAAGTCATTCGAACTGATCTTGGAATACAAAGCCAATCTGAATATTGCTCGTCAAGCATTTTAAGATGCTCGTATGCTTTATCGGACCATTTATACATTTCACGGCGACCGAACTTATTGAATGCTTGAACCACACCGGTCTGTGAAAGGCCGATTCGACGATTTTTTAACATAAGAGCATTGGTCTCGGGCCAATGGGTATTCGCAAGTGTTACGGTCTTTCCGTAAAGGTATGCGATTTTAAGTGTTCTCAGATAATCTTCATAAGAATCGTGCTTTGCGGGATAAGTCTCAACAAGACAGCATAGCTCGCCGTCTTCCAATTGCTGTTCAACGCAAGGATTGAAGCCCATAACCTTTAAATCATCATCACGATAACCATCTTTCATACGGCCACGAGTTCTAGCATTATCAAGCCAGATATAGCCGGGCTCTCCGTTCTTTTGAGATTGCTCGGCGTGCCAAGTATAATCTTGTCCGACCTTTGCTTCAAAAGAATTGTTCGATCCCCAGCGATGGCTATATAGCTTCTCTTGGTCGTTCTTCATTGTAAGATATTGCATGTCATCGTGCTGGCCCAAAGCAAGAGCAGCAGAACGACGTACATTGCCTGCAACGACACAACGACCAATAAGGTTTTCAGTGTCAACAATTGTAACCGAATCAATTTCTTTACCGATAAGCGGCGTGTAAAGTTCTTTAAGTGAATCATGTAATTCCTTTAAGGGACCATAGCCCGATGCTGTTCCTCCAAATCCTTTGATTTCCTCTCCGGGTGGGCGGATGACGGAATAATCGAATTGGGGAAGTTTTTTGCCGAAGAAAAATCCGTCGAGAAGAATCTGGACTGATTTCACCCAACCTTCACGAGAATCTGAAATAGTATAATTTTCTTCAACATATTCTGGTTCTCGGATTGTGCAAGTTCCTGCTCCAAGAGTGTCGAAACCAACGCCAATACCAACCATAAGAGCATCCATCATCCAAGCAAAGATGTAACCGCCTTTTGATGAGATCTCGCGAGTTGATCGGAAAGCACAATTGAAAAGACCCGCTCCTGTTCGTTCATAAATGAACTTGGTTCCCATCATCCAAAGACCTCGGCCGGGTGGTGTCCATTTAAGATTGAAAAGGCGGTCGTATGCTTCTTTGGCGGTTCTTTGAGCTTTCTGGTCATTCCATTCTAAACCAAGAGCGTGGACGTGTCGCTTCTGAATATCGAACATTCCTTCAATAACACGACGACAGGTTTGATACCACTCTTCAGAACCTTCTGCACCTTCTGTGAATTCAGAAAGGCGACGAGCATACGTACGTTTGAATGTAATATAACCCACAGGTCCCCACGGGACTTCTTTCTCCGCATACTGTCCGATGAAATTATCGGAAAGCTTAAACTTGCGAACATTGACTTCGCTTATTTTAAACATATTGTTTCTCCTATTATTTATTTAATAAATGAGCATATTTGTTCTTTATATGCTCTTGGGCATTAGCCACAGGGTTGGCTCTTTGCTCTTCCATTTCGTCTTGATCTTCAAGGATTTTTATACAAACATTGGCTGTGTCCATAAAGATTGGAAGAACAAGACCATCAGGCCCATTTCTGTTCTTCGCAATAAAGATACGACCCATATTTGCTTTTTTATCCTCGATTGTTCGAGACACAGTAAAAATAAAATCTGCGACAAAGCATTTGTTAAATGCCTCGGAGATTGCTTCCATTGTAATGACCTCCGCATTAAGACCGGATCTATTGGTTTGAGAAGCGGTCCAAATCGGACAATTCATTTCATTTGAAATACCACGAAGTTCTTCATAAAGAGATTCCAACTCGTGGCGTTTTTCGGATTGACCCTTGACCGGCCTAAGCAAGTCAGCATAATCAACAATAACCATATCGGGATGTATTCCGCGCTTTTTAAGCTTTTCTAAATGGTTTCTAATTGATTGTGTTGTTGCTGACTTGGTAGGATATTCTTTAACAATCAATGAGCCTTCAACATCAGAGATTCGATCGAAAATCTCCGCCTTGTTATGCATCAAGTCGTTAAGCGGAATACCGGTAATACAAGAGTCATAGCGAGAACCGACAACGGTGTCTGCTAATTCTAATGTGTAATGAACGACAGTTTTGCCTTCTTTGAGTGCTTGGGTTCCTAAATGGACAAGGACCATTGATTTACCAGCGCCAGTAGGAGCAATAACCACTCCAAGTTCGCTACGGCCAAGACCACCCTTACAGAGGGTGTCCATTCGTTCCCATCCTGTTGAGATTGGGTTTCTTGCTTTGATCTCGAATCTACGTTCAAAATCAGCCAGCCAATCATGGCCGAAGTTATTATCAGAACCAAGTTTAAGAGCATCATTAATTACCTTTGAAATTTCGTCAAATGACGATGTTTTTAGAAGTCCAACTGATTTCATCATCGCTTGCTTTAGAACTTGCTTGCGACAAAAATCCATTGCTGTATCTTTAACAAATTGAGCACCTTCGACCTTTGTGGAGACTACTCTTGCATAGAAATCTCGCACTTGCTTCTGGACTGCATCATCGTGCTGTGAAATACCAGATCGAAAGATAGTTGCGAGGATTTCATAAGTAGGGTGAACTTTATATTTTATACGATAATCAAGGATTTCTTGAATAAAGACTTGAAGATATTTGACCTCGAGAAAATTAATATCGAGGACCTCCGTGATTTGATCGCAGAAGGGTCTGTCCTCGAGAATAAGTTGGCATAGCTTTTCTTGAAAAGTCTTACCGAACTTGGAAAAGTTGTCTGTTTGTGTTTGCATGATTGCTCCGTTGTATATAATTATTATAACATATTTTAAAAGGAATGTCAAGTTGTTTTTTTTCTTTTTTTAGTCTCGAAAAAAGAAAATGCCCTTTTTTACGGGGCATTTTTGTAATTTTTGAATTATATCGACGATTACTAACTCGTTATTAAATTTTATTTTGATGACTTACTATTTCATAAACAATTGAACCATAACTATTGTAAAAGCAAGAAGAGTGCAGATTATGGTTTTTGCCGTGAAAGGCGATTCGCCGAGATAATACCAAGTCATTAACGGAAATGTAAAGTAAGATAATGAAAAAGCAATAAATCGTGAAGTCCAAAGCTCAGGAGTCCATTGCATTATGTATCGAGTTCCAAACAGCCACATAAGTCCAGTTGGAATCGCTATTACACAAGTTAATAAAACAGCACGGGCTTTCCACCAAGGAGAAACAAACTGAAGATTTGCTCCATACCAAGAGAATATGTGACCAACAAGAAATAAAGCAACAGCAATTAATAGATTACTGTTCAACAGTCACCTCGCTTGCAGCAAATCTATTAAAAAGATCAACTGTTTCGGTTTTGGTCTCGGGAAGTCGCTGATATGCTTTGATTTGTAAATCGTAAGGCGATGATGGTTCCTCGCAAGTCCATTGATAGTTGTAATCCCACTTGTCGCCTTCGCCGTAAGTAATAACAGGGCTTACGCAAGCCGTGAGAATAGAAATAAAATAAGAATGCATGGTTGTGTCCTCCGCTGTATAATTATGCTGCAATTCTTCTAAACGCCGCATAGAGATCATCAAATTTATAAGCCACGAAACCGTCCTGAAGGGTCATCTTTTTTATCTCGGTTAAATTCATTTTTGGCTCAAATTCAGAGACATTATACATAATTCGCTGAAGTGTTTGATGCGACATATTTGGATTATATAGTTGCATTATACCATAATTAGATTGGATCAAAGAAGAATTGTCGATAATCTTCTTATGACAGTTGAGAGCCTTTCCCACTTGTCGACAATGTTCAATAAGATCCTGACTGCTGTAACTTTTTGACTCAGCCATGAAAGGAAAATGCTTTTTAACTGTGCCAAGCCCAACACGAGGAACGCCTTCAATGTTGTCCGATGCATCCCCTGCGATTGCTCGAGCAAGGGCAAAATTATTGGGATGAATACCAAATTCAGAAATAACGCTATCTTGGGTAACAATTGTGTCTTGAATCGGTCGGTAAAGAGTGGTTTCCTCGTTGCAGAGTTGGAGGAAGTCTTTATCAGAAGACACAATGATTTTACTACGTCCTCTGTAATGATCTGATCCTGCGAGAACGCCGACCACATCATCTGCTTCAATTCCATCAACCATAATTTGTATAACCGGCATTTCATTAAGATATTCAACTAACCTATAAAATTGATATGCTTTATTTTTTTCTTGTTCCTCGTCGGATAGTTCGTACATTCTTCGGTTAAAGCGGACCGGAGAGCGTCCTTCTTTGTAGTTTTTGTTTTGGGCTTTGCGCCGCTGGCTTCCGCCTTGTCCGTCCCAACAGATTACAATTTCGTCGGGACCAAACATTCGGACAACCTTTTGGAGAGATTTGAGAAATCCCATACATCCTCCGAGCGGTCGCCCTTTTGAGTCAATCGTTGGGTTTACGATGTAACTCCTGATGAACATGTTTAGTCCATCGATTAGCATTATATCATGTTTCATTGTGCCTCCATGATGTATATAATATAACATGCCCCAAGACGGTTGTCAAGGGGCATGCGTTATTTTTTAGGATTTTATTTTGAATTTATTAGAATTTCATGCAGACCATATCCTGACCTGCTGCTGAACCTAAAGCGACTTCTATGACACTATTCCTCTGCAAATGTGATGTCAATTCTTTTGTTCCGTTGTAGGTTGCACAGATCCAAGATGTCGAATAAGCATTTGCTTTGGGGACAAAGAGACTATATGCTCTCTCTGCTGCTATGAATATAAAGGCCAAAGCAACAATGGCCATTGTGAAAGATTGAAATTTATTATTTATCATTTTTACCTCCGAATGATATTGATATTTGAAATTTGTAAAGAACTGCTTGCTATGAAGCGGCACACATGAAGATACCAGCAGATCCGGGACTTGGATCTTGTACCAAAGAAACTTGAATAATGTTTTCTTGATTTAATATTCGCTGTAGAGTATCGCCTGTGTGATCAATGCGACCACAAGCCCAACTATAAGAACCTGCTCTTGCCTCTGGTACAAAGGCATCATATATTTTATCTCCGGCCAAGATACACAAAGCCAATGCTATCGTAGCCAACATAAAAGATTGAAATTTATTATTTATCATTTTTCCTCCATTATTAATGATGCTTATAATATAACATGCCCCAAGACATTTGTCAAGGGGCATGAGACATTATCTACAAAGAATTATACATTAATTCAAATTCTTTTAATTTCTGTAAGTGATTCATTTTAGACTCAGCTTCACGAACCCACTTATCAAATTGCCAACGACCAAAATTATCGACATCAATGTCATGAGGCGGGCTGCAAGGCGAACTAATAGAAATATATTCTAAATCATCTTCAAGGCTACCACGCCAGAGAGAAGCTTTGTCGGTTTTTCGAAATATTTGGTTTGGAGAGAGCGTTTCTTCTTTATACTCAATGCAAATGAATCTCTTATTTTCACATCTCATATCTTCTAATTCAGAAATATAAGGGACTTTAATAGTTCTCTCTCCATATTCAGCATATTTTCTGCGTGCTTCCTTCTTTAGTTTGGCTCTGAAACAGTCAATATCATCTTTATGCTTCAGTGCTAAACAATAAAAGTAACTTTCTGACAACCCGAAATATGATTGCCAGTCACAATATTTATCAAATTCCATTTTTACCTCCTAATGACTTTTGATATATATAATGTAACATGCCCCTTGACATTTGTCAAGGGGCATGCATTATTTTTTAGGATTTTTGTTTAATTTATTCTTGTTTTTCAAGATCGATCATTGCTTTAACAATAGCAGCGGCTTCTTTCTTTACTTCACGAAGTGCTTTTCGGGCTCTCGTCCCTGCTGCTTTGTTCCCCTTCTCCAAGCTCTTTTGAAGATCCCACTCTATCGATAATAATAGTTCTTTTAGGTCTTCGTATTGTTTTTGAATTTTCTCTGCGGATTGCATAATAATACTCCTTATAAGTTTCAGGTTTATCTAAATACACTAATTCATTAAATTTTGTCCATTCTATTTCTAATGTCAAAATATCAATAATTGGAATCATTTTAGTATGGTTCTCGGTTACTCGATCAAGAAGGCGATAAGGGATGTCTTCGAAACCCTCAAAGCATACAATCGATCCAAGCGGCCATAGTGTTTTCGCCATAATAGCTCCTATACTAAATAGTTCTTAGGACATCAATCAACAGTGCTTGTCATTAGATCCTTTACATTGTCCTTACAAAATCCTTTACCTTCTCGCTCAATTAATTCGTATATAATTCCCGTTAAAGGACTTGGCTTGGTAAACACTTGGATTAAGCCTTCGCATACTAGAGGCTTATCTGTTGTAAATTCAATTCCACGGTCTTTCCAGTCTCGCATTGTATCTTCGACTGAATCAACTTGATAAGCAAGATGATGAATTCCGCTTCCATTCTCTTTTACCCATTTATCGACAATCGAATTATTGGTGCCTTCTGATATAAAAATTTCTGGTTCTGTTGCATCTGATGCATGTATAAGTACACTACATTGAGCCTTGCTATTATCCTCGAATTGAATGTCGAAACCATCCGGTAAATCAGGATCAATGATATACCCTAGCGACATTGTAATAAAATCAATCGCATCTTGTTTGTTTTCGACACGATAAGCTATGTGATCTAATCTCATTTTTTTGCCTCATAAATAAAAAACCGCCCCCCGAAGGGAGCGGCACACAGGAGAATAAAGATGAAAAAACTACTCATCTATGTTGATATCACATCCATCGGAATCATATTTCTCAATGATCTCTTTGTCCATAATATCATAAACAACTTTGCGAAATTCATCGTCTTGGAGTTGTTCGATCCACTTTGCGGCTTGGAATTTGAACTCTTTACCATCAGAATCCACAATCGTATACCAAGCACCGGCTCGCTTAAGTCGTTCGGTTCCGGATAATTTGATTGCTTCTAGCCACGACTCTTCATCTTGGATTCCAATATCATCTCCCCACAAGATTTTAAAGGTACAAGTTCGACCATAAGATCCAAATCGAGATTTCTCAATTTTTACTTTGGTCTCGGAACCAATTCGAACACCTTTCTCGTTTTCAACAAAGGAAGCCTTTGATTTACGACGAGTCAACCAAATCCGAAGCGAAGCATAATACTCAATTGCTTTACCACCGGGAGCAAAATAAGGTGTAGTCATTGCTTCTGCTACATTTGAAGTTAGATTGGTTTTAAGTTGATTGATCATCAACAAGGTTGACTGTGTATTCGCTAGAGGAATTGTGAGTTTAGAAAGAGCCTTGCTCATAATTCTCGGCTTAACAGCCATAGACGATTGAGGGTTAAAATCGCCTTCAATGTCCTTTTCAGCGGGAGTAGCAGCGATAGAGTCCCAGACAAACAAGAATCTTGTGTCTGGATAAGTGGTCATTGCTGCTTCGATTTGTTCGAAGGTTTTCTCAACAGAGACTGCCTGAACATATACTAGATCTTCCAAGTCGATGCCGGCTCGGACCAAGAAGTCAGGATCAATCGCTGATTCAGAATCAAAATAGACCACTTGTATGCCTTTGTTCTGTGCATTTACAGCAATCTGTGCTGCCATAAATGATTTACCTGATGCTGAAAGTCCAGCAATCTCAGTGGTTTTGCCGACGGGAATACCCGCCATTTTGCCTTTACAAAGAATTGAATCAAGCCAACGAGAACCCGTTGGGATCCAATCAACAACAGCGGTAGGGTTTGCTTCTGTGAGGTTGTGAGCAACATCCATTCCTGCTGTTTTGTTGAATAAAGATTTAAGATCCAATTTACCTGCTTTAGCCATTTTTAATACTTTTCCCATTAGGGGCCTCCGTTAGTTGATTAGCTTCCATTCTTCAGTAGTTACACGTCGAATTTCCAGTTTATAGGGCTGGAATCCTGTATATTGTCCAGTGTCGCCCCAATTATATTTGCAAATTGAAACACCAAAATATTTACGATCAGAAGCCTTACGAGGTCTTTTACGACCGGTTTCTGAATAATCTTCTTCGAAGACATAAAGCCATTCTTCATAGCCTCTCTTGTAGTCAGCATAAGCATCGGTCATTTTTTCGTCAACACAAGTTACAAAGCCGATCGGTTCTTCTTCGCCTATGTGTCTATTAACAAAGTCGTCTTCTGATAAAGTTGAAAGATAAGACTCAATGCTTTCATAGGTATCATAATTCTGTTTTTCAATCCATTCTTCGAATGTTTCTTCTAATTCAGAATGTTCCAAATAAAGTCCTTTGGGCGATGAATAACTATAGTTTGCCTCATCATTTAAAAACCAAACTGTGAACTTCTTATCTTCGTCAGATTCTTGTCCAACATCATTCTTTATTTTAGCATAGTACTGCTCAAAAGACGAATAGTGTGTGCCATTAAGTTTGTCGTAAAACCCTTCTTGGGTTTCTTCAACTTCTTGATTTAAATTACTCATTTTTCCTCCGATTAAATAAAGTGGGGCGGATTTATCCCTCCGCCCAAGGGAATCTAGTTTTTAACTTCGTCTAGAGCCACCAGATGAATTACCTGATGAGTTATTACTTCTACTGCCGCCTGACGGATTTCCTGTTGTTGATGGCCATCCGCCACCATTACCTTGTCCTCGGCTAGAATTGCCAGAATTACTACTATGTGATCTTCCCATATTTACCTCCTTACGGTTATTGGAAACGAAAAGACATCTGTAACCCCATGCCTTCCCTGCGGGGAGCGATTGCTCACTGGACTTTGTTATTTACCCTGAAGTCGTTGCATTGCTTCTAGAACTGCGTCGCCAGAAGACGCATACTTTTCAACTCCAGCACTATCATCATCGGAGGCACTCGAATTGCCAGCGAGATAATCGCTCAAAATAGTTTCCAATTCTTGGCTTGATTTTTCATCGAAAAGAGAAGAGAAATCAGGGACCGAGTCAAGAAGTTCGGCACAGTCTGCTACAGCATCGTCACATAAAACGGAGGGACGGCGACGAGGCTTAAGAGTTGTCTTTGGAAATGTGCCGGGAGTTCCGGGAACATCATAATTCAAGACAATATCTGTGCCTTTATCTGGATCTGTAATATCACCATAATCTGGGTCAAGAACATATCCAAGAAGAGTTTGGTATGCTTGCTTACCATAAGACCATATTTTAACACCTTCTTCTTCTTGACCTCGGACCATAATTGGAGAATAGTAACGATTTCGGGCAAAGAGTTGCTTTGCTTCTTTCTTCGCTACTTCATCATTGTTGTCAACGCCTTCACGCCACAACTTGGAAGCAAAGTCACAAATAGGACAGTCGCCGCCATGATTCTTTTTTGGACATAGAAGTCCGGGGTTTTTGCCAACATTGTAATGGAAGAAGTATTCCTTGAACGGATCACCGTCTGATGTTGGTAGGATACGAATAGTTTGATCGCCTTGTTGTGGGCGCCACATTGTGTCGGTTGCTTTCTTTTTACCTCCGGTTTTAGATTGCTCGAGTTTTGCTCGCATTGCGTCTAGATCAATAGCCATGATTTTATCTCCTTATTAGTTAATCATTGTGGGGATCTACCCTAACGCTGAAAGTCAAATATCACTTTCAACATATATAATTATAACATATTTTGACTCATTTGTCAAGTCTTTTTTTAAAAACAGGGGAGATTTTTTACGAGATCTCCCTAACTCGGGGGTTAACACACCCCACAGACTTATTCTGGGAAGTCGATGTTCTGTTCTTTCGAGACAACTTCGCCTTGAATTGTATTCCAATTAAATGCTCGGAAACCCATTCGTTGAACATCATAGACTAATTCATAGCCTTCTTGCATTTTTCGTTTAGGATTTCGCTCATAAGGAGCAAATAGATCTGTTGGAAGGTCCTGAGTGCGGACAAATTGCATTGTACGGTTGGTTCCGTCTTGCTTGGTGTAAGTACCAGTGTAAACTACATAATTATTCATTATACCTCCTGAATGAAATGAGTGTAGTGAATCCCGTAAGCATAAGAATGCTCATATGGGGATTGGTAAACAGTAAATGAAGAAATAATATCATCATCTAATCTGTTTTTTATCTCAGAGATAAGATTTGAATTATTTTCAATCTCGCTCTTTTTGATATTATTAATATAACATGTTTCGGTTACATTGTCAAGTGGAAAAAATAACTTTTTTTCTTTTTTATTGGTCTCGGAGAATGAGAAGGTTCTGATTCTTGAGATTTCCTTTGGCTCATGCAATTGTCCGAAGACAGGGTCGGTATGAGCGAAAACATTCATTGAATGAACACAATTAAAGATTAATTCGTTCATTTTTGAATAATAAGAGGCCAATGGGGCTTCTCCAACGATTTCTTGAAGAGAATTATTAGAAACAAGATAAATCGCCTCGAATAAACCAGATCTAGCGTATTCTTGAAGCACCCCCATGCTTACTTTATTACGCTTTTTTGCTGAATCTGATGAAATTGAGACATCAGGCACGATATAAACAATGTTTATTTTGTTTTCTTTGATTTGTTCAAGTAATCGTAGAGTCGCCCCAGCAATCTTTCCTGCACCGCAAACAAAAAACCAGATAGTTTCTCCTTTGATCTTTGCAAGTTCTTTTTTATTTGGGAATTCATTTTCGTATCCTTCTGAAGATTCATTAAGGGGTACATTCTTTCCTCCATCATAGGTCAAAACTTTGTAATTATCATAAGATTTAAACATTTCGGCTATTGAGCAGCCTGCTTTACCAAGACCAATCACTACCATGAGAAATCCTCCAATAATCCATAAGTTTTACCTGCTTTTAGGTTGATTTTGAACTTACCAAGACGAGTTTGCTCGAATATCTGCTTGATTTGAGGCAACAAATGAGCGTCTTGATTCGAGAAGTCGAGAACAACGCAATCGTGAAGACAGAAAGCAATTGTTGACTTACGACCAGACAGCATTTTCATTATTTTGTTTGCTCTATCCATGCAATTATCCGATGAGGTGCTTTGAAGAAGATAATTTAAAGCATGAAATGAATCACACTCTATTTGTCTTCCAAAGATAGTATTAATATAACCTGTTTTATAATACTTGTCAAGTATTTTTTCTTTATTATAATAATTTTTTAGTTCCTCGTCCTTTGAGTCGGGATTATAAAGCCAAGCAAAGAATCGTCGCTTCGCATTGTCTCGGCTCATTGGAGTTTTAAAGACATTTTCGATATTAAATTGATGAATGTCCTCGGAAGGTTGGTCGATTCCGGCAAGAGCCAACAGCGTGCGGATCTCGGCGGCATTGAAGTCAAGTTCGATGAAGAGATCGTTTTGTGGAACAACGATTTTGCGATGTTCTGCTTTCAGATTCATAATTGGAAACGAGTCTTGGGTTGTGGTCAAACGACCCGTGATTGTACCAAAAAGATTGTAAATAACAGCAGATTTTTGCTTTGAAAATCGTTTGTAGAGTGATCTTGCCTTTGGGTCTTGGAGGAACAAAAGATTGTGATTATCCCAATCTATTCGCAATTCCTGCTGTCTTATTTTATTGATGGTCGACTGTGTTTCGACGAGGAAAGAGTAATTCTTTGGTCTTGGGTTGTTTGCAACGACCCATTCGGTGATTTCGTTTCTCAACTGATAATAATGCCGCAGAATATGCCGAGGCACCAAGTCATAAATGCAATTATCATCCAAGTTGATCTTTGATCCAACAATCGCCTTAACGTGTGCTTCCAACCGTCGCTTTCGAAATACATAACGATCAACAAGATGATCAGGAGCGCAATCATCAATGCTCTGTCCATTAACCCAAAGTTCTGCGAAGTCGACATTATAATCCTCCAAATGTTCTGACCAAGACCATGTAAGATCTAGATTGCGAGGCAACTTATCAAAATAAAAATCTCCGTTGTAGAAAACTCCTTTACAGTCTCGTTTATCGTCTAATGTTTGAAATGTCATCTTGCCTCCGATTTAATATATTGTAACACCCTCCATCTTTTTTGTCAAGGCCTTTTTTAAATTTCTTTTATTTATTTTTGAGAATGTCCCTCCGTCCTTGAATTTTCTGACAGATGTGAACTTGTTATTAATTAATTCCATTACTTTTAATCTATCATATCTTTGTAAATATGTTGTCATATCTCTACTAAATGTCATTAATTCATTTTCATTTAAAGGATTATCTTCTTCTATATTTCTTATATTAATATATAAATCTATAAATAATATATTATTATTAATTAATCTACTAATAACATTATTATTAATATTTTCTTTATAAGATATTTCCGATATAGTCTTACCATCGCAAGGTTTCAGAGTTTTTATGTAAGGTTTTTTATTGACAAACACCCTATAAGATGTTATAATGTTATCTAAAAGCTTATCAAAATCGGAGGTGTAAGTTTGTTTATATCTTGTTCCAAAAACACTATCGGTGGAACCAAGAAGATATTTAGCCATATACTTTTTGGTTATTGGTGATTCCAAATCAGCAACCAACATATATGGCACATTCTTGTTTACAGAAAAGCCTGTTTCTTTTGCAAAATTAAGAAATAGCGGAAAACTCCTGTTTCTAATAAAAAGATCATCCTTGGTTTCATCAACATCCATTGGAAGGTCTGCTATTGTTACTGCGAGACCAGAACTAAAAATGCTACTTTGATTACTTAACATGAATCCAGAAAATGTCAAGGGAAAAGTTGCTCCTAATTCTTTGCTATATTTTTTCAAATGCATCACATATTGTTCTACAGTTTTAACATCTTTTTCTCTATTACCCCCAAATAGATAATCGTTGTTAAAATTGTCCAATATTGCTGTAATATATTGTTTATAATCAAAAGCAGGATCAACATAAGAATTATAAGCGACAAGATCGGTAAAATAAGGATCGTTTTGTGGTATTTGGCCTAATTTGCAAGATCTAAAAAACTTTTCTGATAAAGTTCCAAACATATCTGCGACAAAATCCATTAAAAATGGAGTAGTTTCGGGTTGCCTAACATAAGGAATCGATTTAACAAATTGATTATCCGGATAAACTGGATTTAATCTAGAATCCACACGTCCATAATAAGCTCGTTCTGCAAAATTAAAATCTGTTATTGGTTTTATATCAAGACCATCCTCATCCTTGGCATAAGCACCATAATTGTACCTGTTCCTTTGTGCCATAAGGTTTTTAGTTTGGTCTGTATCGTTTTTTCCGTTAAATCTAGCCATAATTATAATCCAAATGGAGGAGCACCAGAATTTGTCTCAACCGCAGCAACTTCATTTCCTTGCTGGTCTATATAAATAGTAAAATTACCATCATCCCTTGTAGAGGCATATGTAACAGTTGATCCATCATCTAGTGTTACTGTCTGAACTGTTCCGGGCTCTTGTAGCGTGAGAGTTGTTGTTTGTTGAGCGGGTGGATTATTAATTGTTACATCAGGTGTTTCAGCAACGCTTTGTGTAATGCTGTCGCCTTGAATTTGAGAATCAAAAGCCAATTCCCTCAAATAGTCGGCCTCTCTTGTTAATAAATTATCACAGAAACCGGATTCACTATCAGTTGATGGAGTTTCAATATTATCTTCAGTTCCATCTTTTGGTTGGTTATTGCCTTGGACTAGGGCTCTGGTTATTCCATCGCCCGGATACACAAACATGGCCTCAACATCTGTTTTAAAAGAACCATTTGATATAATTGAGCTGACTCTTGTAACGAGATGATACCCACCAAGACCTAGCTTATTAGCTATAGAGTTAGGATCGGAGGGAATAAAATCAAGCCCACCAATACCAAAGGGATTAATAAATAAAGTCATTCCGGGATAAAACAAAGTATTGCCAAATAATTTTAACGATGCTTTATAAACAGCCGCAAGTTGCAAAAGATCGTCAACTCCTCGTGATTGCTCAAATCGAGCCTCGCGGATATATTCCATGTCAATCTTGCTGAACTTGATTTCGTTTAATATACCTCTATCTGTGCCAATTTCAAAATGATAAACTCCTCGCTTTACATCATCGAAATAATTTCCGAGACCTTTATTGGTTATTGTGTTGTAAACCGGCATAATAAAAACGTATGTAACAAGATCTGTAATATCTGCTGGTTCCCCTGTTTCTGTCTCGACCGTTAGAGGAAATAAATCTGCGTTGTTTGGGTCTGCAATATTTATGATATAGTTACCCTGTGTTGCTCCGGAATTTGTACTTGATGCTTTACCAGAAAGAACATCTCCTTTAGTTGAAATCGTGGTTGAGTTAAATCTAAAAGACTTATTATAATCACGATTTAAGCATGTATCGATCAAAGCATCAACTACTAGATTATTTAATAAATCTCGAATAAAATACATTATTGCATAAGATTTACGTTCTGGTTTTACAACTGTTTGTGTATACCACTCTTTAAAATAATCAATAGAAATTGGAATTTCTGCAACATTGATAGTATAGCCGGTCTCTCCGCTTAAATAAGCTTCGATTTCAATGCTGGGTAAAATAAATTTTGTTTTATCAATTTTGGGTTCTCCTGACTCGCCATACATTGAATCAAGAATGATATAAAACAAATCACCAAGATAGAAAAATTGTATATTATTTTCAGGATCTTCAGGATTGAACGCTTTAGCGTCTCTTGATTGTACATCTTCAAATGAATTTGGAGTGGTAGAATTATTACCCGTATTATATTCGGGCATTTTTGTAAATGTACCTGTCTCTCTAAAGCCACCATCATCTAAGACTGTTAAATTAAATATTTTGTTTTTTTCATACAATTTATTTATAATTCTTTTTTGCACAGTTCTGACCTCGGCTTTTTCTTGTCCGTTAAAAATTGATTTCAGTTGTGCTATTTCGCCGGGAGTACATGTTTTTTTTGCAGTTGCTAATTTTCTTTCCCTTGTGTGTCTTGCGGCAGCAATTTTTGGGTCAGATAGAGCATCAAATTTAGTTGTTTTTAATTCAGACTCAATATAAGCTCTATATTCGCCAGTAACAGTAACAGTCCCTGTTTTATCAAAATCCAGATCATGCTCTACCATGGTAAGATAGAATGATTTATTCATCTTTACAATTGCATTTTTAATGTCAGCAGCACTAAGCCCTCGCTTATTGCATGCAGAAATAAATTGCTGGTCTTTTTCATTTGGAACCTGCCAACCAACATCGGCTCTAATGCGATAATATTGTGGATCGTATTGCTGTCGTAGCTGATTATTCGTAACTTGTGGGTTGTCTTTTTGGTCGAAAAGAATTAAATCAACAAATCTTGCCTTTGCTGCTTTTCCTTTTGAATCAACCGTATCAAATGGAGTGACAAAATCTTTAAAATCTTGAAAAAATAATTTAATTCCAAACTTAATATCGTTTTTCGCTGTCGCTGGTGATGCACCTTCAAAACTGAAAGAAACTTCTTTAATGCCATAACCAGAGCCTCGTGTAACATTTGAACTATCAGAGAACAAATTAGACATGTAATTATTGTTGTAAGTATTATTCCGAAAAACAAACTCAACTTGCCTAAGATTATCACCATTGCCAAAAACTTTAAATAATTTAATTTTTGGAACAAGAAACGCTTGAATATCAGGCGTTATATTTAAAAAATCTTTTATTGTGTCGCCTTTTGGGGCGATCAAAGTGTTCACAAAGGTCGAATTGTCTTGACCGTCAGTAATCATATAAAAACGATCATTATAAACACCATTCTCATGCCATGTAGATTCTTTATCGTTGGTTATATCTCGAGAATAAAAATCTTTAAGATTATTCATGTGAACCAATAGAACACATTGTTGGAAAAACCTTTGCCTTTTTTCAATTTCTGCTTCGGAAAGAGAAGAGGAATCATTGATTCGACCAGCAAGACCTGAATCACTTGCTTCTTCTATTGCCGCTGCGTTTGCTTCGTTCAGTGCATTAGCAGCCTCTTCGGGCGTTAGTTCACCATCGGCATTTGCTTCTGCAAGTCGATTAAAAAGTTCTTTTCTTCTATTATTTTCAAATTCTTTAAAAGATATTTCTGCAATTTTATTTGCCAGTTCTTTTGACTGATCTTGAAATACCTGAAGTGGTTGAGTGCCTTTTCTGATGACATCTGTAATATAATTTGTATAATATTTAACAAATAAATCATTATCAATAGAACTTACATTTGTAGTATTTAAGGTCGATCCTCCTCCAAGATTACTTGTGAAAGTTATGGAAGATTGCTTTAATTCTGCGATTTCTTCATTGCCTTCGGCAACAGTATCAAAAGTTGCAATTGGTATTCTATCATTAGTAACAGTCGCTTGGCTGGTTGGGCTTTCTTTTAGTCCGTATTCGGTCGCATTAGCAAGTGCTACATAGTGCAAATCTTTTAATTGAATTCCAGTTGTGTCTAGTATTTCTCTTACTTTTTTTGCAGCTTCAATATCAAAAGCATTGCCACTTTGTATGAAAGCAGAAAGTTCAGACGACAAAGAATTAGGATTTTTTATTATAGCTTTTATTATTTCTTCAACGTAATCATCACCTTGAGTAAAAGGGTTTTTATCTACAAAATCTAGCCTATTGTCTAGAATTAATTTTAATTCTTCATTGCTTAATGAACCACCTTCAATATTTTTAGCTATTTGTTTTGAATATTTATTTAAGAATACTTCATAAGCGTTTTGATAAACCACATCATATGCCGTATAAACATTTAAAGCAACAGTAAATGCAGGAATAAACAACCCAGCAGCGTATAACAAATCAGAGGTGCTATCGTTCTCTATGTCTGACTTTGTTAATGTTGTAAAAAGGCTTTTACTTGCAACAATGTCTCTCGCATCTTGTAAAGAGAGGGTTGATTCATCAAATATTTTTGTAAGTAATTGTTTTTGTTTTTCATCAAAATTCATTACTTCATCACCTGCACGACTCTAGCCAAAGGGCGAGGAATCATTAATGTGTCTCCGACTTTGATATCCCCCTCGAAAGGGATTTTATTAAATTGAGCTATAATATACCAATATTTTGGATCACCGTAGAATTTCTCGGAGACCTTATAGAAATTATCATTTGCTTGCCAATAGTACTTTGTTAATTCAAGATTGTCAATCTGCTCTTTTGAGGGATAAGTTAATTTTTTTGTTCGATATTGTTGAATTTGTTTTATATTTCTGTTCTCAAACAATTCTTCGTATTGCGGATGTTTATTGGTTGCTTTCTTTCTGTTTGAATTTCTAGACATGATTAGTCTCCCATCGTTGTTTTAACGGTGCTGTTTGGATTTGCCAAGAGGCCAAGGTCATTGGCGGTGACGGTCGAACCATCGTCAACAACCGGTAAAGCGTCGGAGTTAAATGGAAATCCGGGCAGTTTTGATTGATTATTGAGAACCAGATTTTCTTGATGAAGAACATTAAAGGTGCAAGACAGCGAAATCACTTTTGGATAAAACTTGCCATTGTGAGCAAACATTCCTTCATCAAGTTTCGGTTGCCAATTGATCCCATCGACCCAGCCCAAAAGACCGTCGTCAGTGCCGGGTGTTGATGTTGATATTAGATTTGCAAATTTAAGTTTCAATAAGGGCGGCTTTGTTAAAGAGTTTGCCAAGGTTGCGGAAAAACTACCTTCATCTTGCCCTTGAGGTGTGTAGTTTTGGGTTGCAGAATAATTTGGATAAAGCATTTGAACCAATACTGAGCATTTGTGAAGATTGTTTTTTGCATCGGTAATATCATATGATGGAATATCCCAACCAACCGAGATTGTTCTCTTTGTATTATCAAATGTTGGGATTGGGTCCATGCGCCCAAATACATTTTCTGCGTTCCATGTTGATGCAAAGTTTTGAGAGAAATCAGTCAAGAATGCCTTAAAAATTACACTAACACCAGAGATCATGCTTTTAAATTCAAGCAGAGCACGGGTTCTTGTTGCGTATTCGGAAGATTTGTCCGAGGAATTAAAATAATAGTTTGGGATCATTCTTGTGTTACCTTAAGCACGGCATCTTTAAACTCTTGACCTCCGATTGAAATCTCAGCCTTTAATCCATCGAGGTTAAATACATTTTTTAGGTTGCTTACAACATTAGCATTTGATGCTGATATTTTTGCCCCAGTCATAGAATCTTTGGCTGTTCCTGTGCTTAAAAGAGCAAGATTTTCCAATACGGATGAAACCTTTACTTTCTTTCCGTCAAGGGCGTTGACAGCGTTTGAAAGTTGTACCATTCCAACAGCCATGGTCGAGAAAACCTCACCGAGTGCCGCAACATTTTCAAGTGATAAGTTAGATATGGCTTGTAGTCCGCTTGCTATTGAAGTCATTCTGTCGGCCGGAATTGTCATCATTGCTATACCTAACGCTGCGATTCCAGCGGCTAGAATACCAATTGCCCCACCAAAGGCTAATGCTGCGACCCCACCAGTAAAAGCAAATGCTAGCGCTAGGCCAGTTACGATTAGTGTAAGTCCGCCAATAAACTTTAAAAACTCCATCAGCATTCCGCCCTCAAGTTGTGACAATCCATATCCAAGAGCAATTGCAGCCAAACCAATACCAATCAATGCACCAGTCAAGATTGCAATAGCGGGTCCAGCCTTTATGACAGATTTGGCCAATATTTCCATTCCTCTGCCAATACCTGTTGCAATCTGCTTCATGGCGCTACTTATACTAGGGGCTGCTGCGTTCATTTCAGTGGCAGCAGCAGCTGTTTTACCTGCTGTTAAGCCTAGCATTCCTCCAAGTGCTTGAAACGGACCTAGAATTGTCATAATCACTGCCTTGACAGCAGCAAATGCCTTAAATGCCAAGAAAAGAGTTAAAAGACTGGCTGCAATACCTGTTAAAAATTCTTGTGTATCTTTGTCAAGAGATCCAAAAAAGTCTAAAACACCATCCAAAATGCCATGAATACTTTCAAGGATTGGAACAACACCAACAGCAAACTCTGCTGCAATTAATTTGAACTTTTCTTGAATTGGAATTGTTGCTTTAACAGCCTCTTCAAATTTCTTTTGAACCTCGGCTGATTTGTTCATAGCATCTTGGTAATTTTTATATTGACTCATATCCATGCCAAAAATACGTTGTGCTTCTGACAAATCATCAATACCAGCAGCGGCGGCGATTGCTTTCTGTGTGAAACGATCCATGTCCTTAAACGATCGCCCTTGAGCTTGCATACTAGAAATAAGAGTCTCGATTCTTTGTTCTTCCGATTGTCGAAGAAGATCAACAGCAGACATTTGAGTTCCCAGAATTGCGTTTAACTTACCTGTTGTCTCTGCTGCCGAAGCAAATGTGTCGAACTTTCCGGCCAATCCAAGAAGTTTATTCATCTCAACACCAGCAACCTTGGCAGCCGCAGCAAGACCCTTGAATACTTCTTGAGAGCGATCACCATACACTGCAAGAGTTGGCAGGGCTGCTTGAAAATCTTTTGTTATCTGAGCAGAGGTCATTCCCAACTCTCGGCCCATCATAGCCAACTCTTTTGTAACACGAGCGCCCTCTTCTGCTGACATTCCCAAGTTCTGGTTGAAGAAGTTAATAAGACCAGCAGATGTATCAGCGGACACACCGATTCTTTCAAGTTGAGCCACATTTGAAACTAATGCTCCTTGTGATTCAGATGAAATATTGACAAAGTTGGTAAAACCTGCTGCGAGACTTTGTGTTGCTTTTCCTGCGCCTTCCATTGTGACGCCAAGATAGTTGCCTTGTTGTTGTGCATCACGCATTGTTTGATTAAACTGATTCCCGAAGCCTGTTGCTGAAGCAAACGCTGTGGATGCAGCGTCCAAAGCCATAACAAGAGTAAAGGTTGAATCTGTGACAACATTTAGCAGATTACCAGCAACATTTGTGGCATTAACTGTGTCTATAATTGCTTGACGAAAGTTTTGTTGAGCCTCTTCGCTATTTGCAAGTTCTTTGCCGAGTTCACGAAAACCTAACACTTGTTTAACAAGAGGGCCTTTTCCAAAAATAACCATTTTTCTGCCAAGAGAGTCTATAGATCTCTCATATTTATTTGCTGTTTTTTCAGATTCTTTTGTTGATCTATTGGTTTCGTCTAGATCTTTTTGTAAATCTTCAACTGTTTTACCTTGAGCACCTAATGCAGTTGTCAAACTTGTGATTTGCTCTTCAAGTGCTTGAAATTGTTCTGCGTTTTCCTCTGTGTAGGGACCCATTAGTTTTTGCTTTTCCAGATATTGCATTAATGTTTCTATCTGAGCGGCTCGTGCTTTTTTCTCGGCTATAATTCTTTGGGTTCCATCTTGAACAGCATTGGCCAGATCGATCTCAATTTGTACCTGTCTTAATTTTTCATCGTTAAGAGCCTTCAAATCTTGTATCGATGCTTTATCAATATCAACTTTAGCCGAAGTCTTCTTTTGAAGACCCGCCTTTTCAAGTTCCGACTGATTAAGATCCGCTAAAGCTTTAATTAAATCGTCTTTATTATTAATTGGAAAACCCACTTATTAATCCTCGTCTTTAAAAGGCCATGTTATGCCGGTTTTATTTTCAAAATCACCAACGGCCTGATCTAATACAATACGTTGTTTATTAGTCATTGGGTGGTCTTTACCAAATTGTGCGTAAGCCTCAAGGTAATCTTTTTCAGCAAAAAGAGCGGTTGCATAAGCTTTGACATCTTTTTGTTCTCCTCGAATGATAAATTTCAATGATTGCTCTTCTTCATTAAGATTTGCAACAATATTAACATCTTTGCCGTACATATACTTAAGCAAAGCCTTACTCCACAGCCCAAATGCATTAATCCAAGCCTCGGTTAGAAGTCTAGGATTTCTTGTTAAATCAATCTTCATGACAACGGTCTCCAATACAATAATTAGTTTTATAAAAAAAATGCCCTTGCGGGCATTATTATGATTTCTTGCGTGCTTTTTCCATTTCTTTCTTTTCGTCCTCGAATTGTTTCTGCAAACGCTTAACAAACCAATTTCGAAGACCTACAGGCAAATTATAAGCTTCAATAAGAGACCATCCGCCAAAATGTTTAAGCAAAAAGAACTGTTCGTATACTGCTTCTGAGTATTTATCGGTCAGGCCAAAGAAAGTCGGCCCCAAAGGGCACCTCCATTTCCTGATCAAAGCCACAATTAGAACACTGAAAATGCTTTTGGACTTTAACATCAGGATTGACCATTTTATAAGCATTTCTTAAAAATCTTGCATCACGTAAAGGCATATTATCAACATAATGATTGATAACGTTTCTTTGAGTATTGTTTTGAACTGATACAATCATCATTTTGTACTGATCAGTCATTCCTGTCTCTTGCATCATACCTTTTTTGCGAGATTCTGCAAGGTTTGTGATTTGTTTTTCATCATTTCCGGTTAAAACTCTGATTTCAACCTCAAATTTGCTAAAAGGCATTGTTAAAAGGAAATTATTATTTTCGGCCTTTCGGATTCCTAGGGATTCATCGACTTTTGACTCATTTATATGCGGATTTGCAAGATCAAATGACTCGTGAGATTTTGTCTCACAGTTAGGACACATAACTTGGGTCTCATAATCACTTCCATAACCTGTTGCACGAGCAGCAATTAAAATTGCATTCTTATCTCCAATCAAAAGATCATTAACTTTAATATTTTTATCAACAATAATATTCTGGAGGAAGCGATCAATTGCGACACCTTTCTTAAGAAGTGTTTTCGATGTAAGAATATCTTCTTCTTTAGCTGTCATATATCTGATCTCGACTTCTTCCTTGCCATGAAGCGGATGATCGGGCGGATACAATTGTCCTTTTGATGGAATATCCACCAATTCCGTAGGAGCAACAAACTCAAGCGGATTTAGGGCCGCTGTTGGCTCCGAATCGATTGTTTGAGGTCCGATTCTATCCTCATTGTTTCTTGTAGTCAAATTTCACCTCGTTATACTACAGGGTTGGGTCCAACAGTATTGCTTACACCATCTTGTGTTACCGTTTGTCCACCTTGAACATTATCAACAGCGACGGGGACAAAAACAGGATTAACAGAAAGTCCATCAATTTCAGCCCAGTCATATGTTATTGTTAATTCAATTGTCACTAAATCTTCAGAAGAATAATCAAGGCTTCCAAAGTTTACAGATTTTAAAATTGCTCCTCGAAGTTTCCATTCCTCAAGAACATTGCCTTTATCATCCAACTGGTTTATTGAAATAGCATCAAAATAAGCCTCAGTTTGTGACTTCGAGATGCCATCTATATACTCGGTTATGTTTGGGTAGTTAGGGTAAATATAACCGAAATTAAAGGCCTTATTCAGCAGCAATTGCGTCTTATCTGATGTGTCGACAATAGAGATTGTGACATCGTTCCAAGTCAGGATGCCCGGATACTTAAATTTATGATTTATAAGTTGATATTCGTTTGTTGAGATCTCGTATGATGGCTTTGTAACCGACTTGGCCCAATACCAAATGGCTTCTCCATCTTCAACACCATCGTTGGCATCAAGAATGGAGAAGCGATATTGTCTTTTAGGTGCAGCGTTGTTGGTCCAAAAAGCCATTTAACCTCTATTGGGGTGATCCGTACTTTGGATTGTTTGGAATCTCTTTACCATTATTATCGGGACTATAATTGGGGCCAGAACCGGGGTTTTTCCCGACCTCAAAATAAGTTGTTTCTTGGGCGAAATCCGGATGAGTATCAGGGAATGTACAAGTAGCCCAATCATATCTAATTGTTAAGTCAACGGTTCTCAAGTCTTCATTTGAATAATCTAGATCTCCAAACTTTGCTGATTTAATAAATGGCTGATTAAGAGTCCATTTTTCAACAACCGCACCGTCTGCTTTTAAAATCTCAATAACAATAAGTTGAAGCCCAGCTGCAATAGATCTGTTTTTTGAGATAGTATGAAATTGACTATCTTCTATTGATTGAGGGACCATATAACCAGAATTAATCAAAATCTGATTCATTACACCAACGGCATCAGGAGAAATAGGATCCACTAGCGTCATCGACACCTCAGACCAAGATACTTTTCCGGGAAAGTAATATTTACCTCCTAGGTAGTGATGCTCTTGTTCGCCAACATCAAAAGATGGAGTTGTAACGGTTTTAGCCCACCAAAGAATTCCATCAATAACAGTGTTTCCATCTCCGCTATTCTCAGATAAAAATTGTACTCTAAATCTAAAGTTTCTTTTAGGTTCTACACCTGCTGAAGTCCAAAAAGCCATTATATTAATCTCCCTTTATTGTAATTAGTATAGATCATTAGAATTGAACTCCGGATCTCGTGATTACAAAGTCAACTGCGATAAACTCGATTGCTTTGGCTGGCTTCACATAGATTTTGGCATAGAGGATGTTTCTGTCCTGAAGATCTGGAGTGGTTGTGCTTGAATCAAGAATAACTTTGAACTCTGTGATTCCGCCTCGTGCTTTAATTCTATTAAGCACTCGCTCTGCTCTGCTCTTGAACTTGTTCCAAGTAACTTGGATGTTCTGGTCGAACAGGATAGTATTAGCAATTCTGCCGATTCTCTTCTTAAGATAAATCATCATACGACGAACGTTGATTCTGTCAAGAGCTGATGGAGTTTGCTGAAGCGTCTTTTGTCCGAAGATTACAAACTCTCCTTGAAGACGAGCAATTGGGTTAATATCAAGTTCGTAAAGATCATCACGATTTGCTTTGTTCATTGTCTCAACAACAGAGAGAACGCTTGGCCCAGCATTTCCGCCGAGGTTTGTAAGTCCACCACGATTGAATCCGGCAGGAGCAAACCAAGGAGCACTCAATGCTTGAGATCTTGCAAGAGCACCACAAGCAGCAACTGAAGGAGGAACAGGTGTTACAACTGTATCACCTTTCTGCTGAACTCTAACCCAAGGATGATAAGCAGCAGCGTATGATGAATCAAAGTTTCTTGAACGAACAGCAGAAATAACACTTGCTAATGAACCTTTGCCTTCTTGAGAGGGTGTGGTTTCCGCTGAAGATGAATATGCGTCTTGAAGATCAATAATAGCAAGAGAATCTTGTCTATCATTGCAGATATCGATCATTCTGTTAGTAATATCTCGATTATTAATACCGGGCATCAAAAGAAGATCCATTTCAACATTCTCTGGGTCACTGGCAATGTCTAATGCTTTGTTCAAAGAATAGAAAGTATAACTTGTAGATTCTGTACTTCCAATGACACCACTTCTGTTATTAAAAGGCTCAAGTTCTTTAATATTTAGACCATCAAAGCCACCAAATAAAGGAACAATAAAGCGCTTAATCTTTGCATCAAGGAGTGCTTGGTCGCCATTAGTCGCTGTATAAGAAGTACCAGCTAAACGAGAACCAGAAAGATAATAACCCTCAACATTTGTCGAATCATATACGACATCATCCAAAGAAAAAATGAAAGAGGTCACGGTTTCATCAGATGTTGTATGAGCATCCCAATTATAAGGCATTGCACGGATTAAATCTCTATAAGATTGATCCAACACACTGGATGCTGAAAGTTGCTGATTAATACCAAAGAAATCAGTTACTTTATAATTCGAATCTTGAACACCCTTGGAATTAACAGTTGTCAATCTCAAAGATGGAAAGTTAAAAGTAACAATTCTTTCATCTGCTCCATCTTTTGAGCCAACAAGAGCGAAACCACTTTGATCAGCATCAGCAATCTCTTCTGGAACACCGGGAAGATTACCAGAGCCAACAACCATGGCGGTCAAAAGATTTGAACTATAGTCATTTGGATCAACAGGTCGTGCATTACTTCCGGAAAGACAGAAGCTCTTGAATTTTTGCGGACCATAAAAACCGAATGGAAGAGCATATTCGTCTTGTGGTTGTTGATCGTTTTTGAGAGCATCGGCCATTTCAATTCGAATATAATCAGATTGATTATTATATTTTCCGACCATATTGAATTTTTTATCGGCGGCATCCCAAACCATGTTCATATCACCAATTCTTTTAAGAATGTAGTTATCTGACACTGGATTCATAGAAAGATTTGAGAATTGCTCTATAAGACGATTGGTTCCCCACTCATAAACGCTGAGAGTGAAGGTTGAATTCTTATTAACTTGTGTTCCAAGTTTAAGTCCTTCAATAGCACAGTAATATTGGTCTTGGAAAGCCTTGCCTTCATGGAGAGCAATAATTCTGAATAGCTTTTCAGCATTTTCTGGAGTATAGCTTGTATTGTCCTCAGAAGGATCGCGATTAATAATCCAACCAGATTTAGCAGCAATAGCACCAAATTGATGATCTGAATATTCTGTCAATGTTGGGCGAGCAGCGCCGGGAACAACACCAGTAGATCCGGAAGCAAGACCAAGGACGATACCCAATTGCTGTCCGGCAGTTCCGGTAGAAGAGCCATCTCTATTAAGCATTTCTTCAAAAGTTTCACCTAACCAGTATGTCTTGAGATCAGATGTTTCATTGATTGCAGTAGTAACTTTATGTGGAGTTGTATTGAAAACAGTTCTAATATAGTTCTTGCTTCCGGGATTGAAGTCAAATACGACATTATCAACAACAGTACCACTTGAATTTTTAATAATCGCTCTAAAAGTCGCAGCATTACCGCTGCCTAAAGAAGCAAACATTGTAGCAGAACCTGTACCCTGAGTAGTTCCGGCATTATCAGCAATTGTTCCAGAAAGCTCAATAGAACCTTCATTCACATAAAATATAGCAGCCAAAGATCCTGTTGCATTTGCTTGAGGATTTGAACTTGAAGGAGCGACAAAAAGACCAAAAGCGCCACCAGAAGCAGAATAAGCCGTATCTAAATCTTTAGCTGTATTCCATCCGGCAGTACCGATACCATGAGTTGCACTATCAGAATCTTCACCCAAAAGGCGAATAAAAGTAACTGGTGAATCGTTTGCTGCAAGCCATGCTTCGGCTGCAATAGCAGCATATGTAGGAGCAATGGTATTTCCTTGTCTCCAAACATCCATTGGGCCCGGTTGTGGACCATAAACAGGATTACCAAAAACGGTAACAAAATCGTCAAATGAATTAATTTTGATTGGCTTCATCGAGGGGCCACGGAGAGCACGTCCAATCAAAAGAGGTCCATCGTCTTGCAATTGCGCAGGAACTGTACTTTGGTCAACCTCGGTTAATTGGATGCCGGGTGAAATAAAGTCAAATTTTCTAGGCATTAATATACTCCTTATAAACTTATAATCATATTAAATAGTATCGATGAAGATCAATAGTAATTATTGTCGGTATTTCTGTTTATTTACAGTATTCCAAGGTAATTGGTCTCCAATCATTACTCTTTCTCTACTCATTTTTACTTCAACATAGTTCTCTCTGACGACAACTTTTGGTTTTTGTCTGTTGCCGGCTTCACCCATTAAATATCCGAGAACTTTAATAGATATTTGGGTTTGAAAATAACGCTCATCTTCGCCCAAATTGGTTATATTTGAGTCCGGATTAAAATCTTGCTGAATGAATGCCTCGAAGCGATGGCCGTCGTTTGAAAAAAGAAAATGATTTACGCCTCCGGTTCTTGTAATAAGAGGTGTGACAAGTTCATTCATTTGTTGTAAATATTCAGTTCTAATTGTGATTTTATAATTGCATGTGACATAGGTCGGAACGGGCATCTCAATGGTTTCATAAACAACTTTTTTGTTATTTGATTTACCTGTCTCGTCTCCACTGCTTAATTCTCTAGCTTTATCCGCGTTTGCAAAATTTCTTGTTTTTTCTTGTACTATTCTTCTAGAAACTATTGTAGCGCCACCTTTATAATCACTGTTCTCTGGTAAGTGAGCATAGTGTGTGCCTCTGAAAGACGGGTCCTTTGTCATTGATTCTCTAGTAACCGTAATCAAGGGCAGCTTAAGCTTACCAGAAGAATCTCTTAAATCTTTATCGTTCTTAATTTGAAAAACTCTTTCTGCCGAGAGCCATAAGCAAGGTACTTTTTTCCACCCAGAGTTGGTGTTAGTATGAAGATCCAAACTTTCATTTACCCAGTTGTAAAAGCCAACATCAATTGTTTCAATTGTTGATGGTAAAAATGGTATCTCTTCTACTTCACTCACCGTTGAATACTCCGTCTCTTGCTCTAATACAGGTTGCAGTCACCTCGAATCTATGCTCGATTTGTCCAAAAAGTTGTTTAGGTTCATTAAGTTTTACTATCTCATAGTAAATACTTCCATATCGTACGAAATCACCTTCTCTAACGAAAAGATCTTGATCTTCGGTTAATCTTCGTTTATGAAAGTTCACTGTGATATTTGTTGACTTATCCAAGCCAATACCTTCAAGGAAAGAGGTTTCAACTCCACCATACTCAACTAAAGCATAGACTCTGATTGGATGAAGAAAAGTTTTTTCAATGGCCTCGCCATATACCGGATGGAAGTTGGTGCGAGACATATCAATTGGAAAGTAAAGGACCTGTTGGCCGATGACCCTTTCGATGATCTCATCATTGACTTGTTTAACAAGATTTCGCTCCTTCTCTCCCAGAAAGAGAGGAGGTGGTGGAGATGCGGGCTTTGACCATTTGTTGT